TTTATTAATCTCTACTTGAGCCATATTGGCTTTATGTAGTTCTTGGTTTAATTCATGTTGTAGTTTTGTTTTTAAATCTTTATCAGCAACAAATTTATCTAAAATATTAGATATAGGATCAATTAATTTTTCAATCATAAAAATAGATTAGTAATTAAAATACCAAACATAGAAATAACTATCATAGTAAGACCACCTTTAATCCAATTATTTAAGTTAGTAATATCATCATCTAACTTTTCAAAATGATTAAATGCTGTTTTCCATCTTTCAGAGCATTGTATTTCATGCTTGAGAAGATCATTAGCAACATCATTGGCAGTTTTTCTACTCATTATTTCTTAAGCTTAAAATTTAAAGCAATAAGATCAATAAGATTATATAACTTACCAATCCATTCATCATCTTTTTTAGAAGGTGTAAGTGTTGCAAGTATAGAAGCTCCACTAATAATAAATGAAACTGTAACTACTAAATCATAAATCCAATCAAGTATAAACATTACTCTTCCTCCTCTTCTTCAGTTTCTAAAGTAGCACTAAAGGCTTCTATTAATCGCTTTTTATGATCGTTGGTTGTAACCCACTTATCATAATAAGCTTGCAGACCTGCAATCTCTCGACCAACTACATTTAACAAACCTGCTAGTTCAAGTTGTTCAGGTGTTAAATCTTCTGCTTTATATTCCCTGTTATTAAAATTAATAATTACAGGATTTTCATTTGTAGTGTTTTCTTCACTCATACTTACTCTCCTAAAGTAATGGTTTCAGTTGTTGGATTTTCTAATTCTTCAATTTGAGAATCCAAGTTGCTTTCTAATTCGGCAACTGCATCTTCACCCATAGCAGCTTCAACCCAACCTTGTACCATAGCTTCTGTAACATCTGCTAATGGTGTAAAGTTTTCAAGCTCTTCTGTGTTTAAAGATTGCGTGCCATAAGATGATGCAGATAAATCTCCTTCACCTTTAGAAACTCGCCAATGCACATTGTATACTACGCCTTCATGGCCATTGTGTTCATATGTATACACATCTATTGTTTTGCAATTCCAATTCACATTATTCTCCTTTTAAATTTGCAATTTCACTTTTTAATGATTCTATTTGTTCTTGTTGCTCTTGCATACCTTTTACAAGATGCGTAACAAGTTTACTATAATCCATTGAGTAATAACCATCTTCATCTTGATTGACTGCATTTGGCACTAGCTTTTCAACCTCTTGAGCTATTAAACCTTCATCTGCATGGTTGTCAGATTTCCAATTATAAGCAACAGGATTAAGATTATTAATTACATCTAACCCTCTTGATGAACCTGTTATGTCTTTTAACCTAGCATCAGAAGATGTGTTGTAAGTTACTGCATTGGTTGAACTTTGGTTAATAGAGCCAATCTGTGTACTGTTTCTTCTAAATACATAAAATTCGTAACCACCTGACGTACTATCTGAATTTTGTTGTATGTTTACACCTGAAGAAGCATGTTGAAAAGATATACCACCTACACCTTGATTTGTTGTAGTTCCTATAAGGAAATGATTATCTTCAGTTGCACGTGCTGTTTCTGAAGAATCGTTGCTGATAGTAATATTATCTTCAGCAGATATTGCCATATCACCTGTGTTGTGATTATATCTAAAACCTGCTGCTGAACTGCTTGAAGTATCACCAAAAAATATAGTTCCTGTACCTGAATCACTATCTTGCGAAATTGTCATACCAACAGCAGTACCACTGCCTTTTATTACAAAATCATCTGCTGCTGCGTTAGCTGTTGCTACAGTGGCTGTATTTAAAATTAAATTTTGACTGCTATTAATTCTTAAAGCTTCTGTTAAAGTGCCTGAATTATTTTTTGTAGAAAATACTAAATTACTTGGATTGCTTGTTGTTTCTGATTCGTTACCAGAATGTATTTGTGCTGAGGGAGTATCTTCTCCACTTCCACCACTATCTCTTCTGAATTGTAAAGCAGAAGCAGCAGTACCAACTCCACTTCCGTAACCATGACTATTATTCAATATCATTGCTGTTTGTGTTCCTGAGCCACTTACAGCAACATCTAATTTAGCATTGGGTGCAGTTTCGTTGATGCCGACATTTCCATTTTTATCTATGATCATACGCTGTGATGCACTAGTATTATTGGATGCAGTTGTTCTAAACTTAATGTGTGCATCAGCATCATTACCTACTAATTCAATACGAGCATTTGATTTACTTGTATTTATAAATGTGCCTGTGTTTGGATCTCTTTGTGTATTAAGCTGTAAAGAAGAGCCATCAAAATCTACAAAACCACCATCTGTAGTGCCACCTATTAAAAGCTCACCAGAAGTTTGGTTTCCTCTATTTATTGATGAATCGCCGCTAATTGTTACGCCAGAATTAAATGTAGCAAAACCTGCATCTGACATATCAAGCGTTAGAGCTACTATAGTTGAGCCACCATCGTTACCTCTAAACAACATATCTTTATCTGAGACAATGCTTTGAATTATTAGATCAGAAGAACTATTGGCTATTAAACCTATGTCAACTCCATCATCTTTAAACTTCCAATCACCACCACCTGCATCAAGAATAATATCATCAGAAGAATCAATTATTATATTTTCATTAGCACTTGATGCTATAGCTAAATTATCATCAGCATCATCACCAATAGTATGACCATCGCCAAAAGTTATACCAGAATTAAAAGTAGCTGCACCTGCATCTGACATATCAAATACTAAGGCATTAATATTGCTTCCACCATCACTTCCAAAAATTGTTAAATCTGCATCAGAGGTTGTAGTTCCTATAAATGCATTACCACCTTCTAATAAAACTTCAGGAGTATTATCAATATTAAAAGTTACGTTAGTTGTTCCGTTATTTTTAAATCTAACTTGCCCACCTGCTGCATCTAAAGTAATGTCTCCACCAACATCTAAAGTAAAATCACCACTATCTGAAATAGTAGAGCCATTGATTGTTATATCATCTACTGTAAGAGTTGTAAGCGTACCAAGACTTGTAATATTAGTTTGTGCAGCACCTGTTACTGTAGCTGCTGTTCCAGACACATTTCCTGTTACATTACCTGTAACATCTCCCTCTAAGTTAGAAACCAAAGTGCCAACTGCATATCCTGTTCCAGAAGTGTTTACTGTTGTTGTTGGTTCAGCTTGTAAATCTTTAAATAGTTTGAACTTACCACTATCAGAAGCATCCCTAAATAACCCTGCATATAAATCTTGCGATCCTGAAGTGTCATACAAACCATAGAAACCAATATCAACACTATCAGCACCACTATTAGCTTTGGCTAGTTTGATTAGAGGGTCTTCTACTTCTAATGTTGCAGTATTTACTGTGGTTGTTGTTCCATTTACAGTTAGATTACCTGCAATGGTTACATTATCAGGCAAGCCAATTGTAACACTTGCAGTCTCGCTCCCTGATCCTGAAACCTCAATCTCATTAGTTGTACCTGCAACTGTAGCTACATAATTACCTGTAGTATCTGTGCCAAGTGCTACGCTGTTTGCAGCTATTGTTGTTGATAAGGTTATATCACCTGTACCATCAAAATTAACACCAGAAGCAGTAACATCGCCTGATAAAGCTATTGATCTTGCTGTAGCCAAAGCTGTTGCAGTATCAGCTACAACACCTGATAGATTGTTAATAAATGTGTTTGTAACTCTTGCATCTATAGCTGCATTTGCTCTTGCATCGGTGTAATAAAGATTAGATGATCCCTCTGATAGATCGTCTGTATCGCCTGTTAAACCACTTATAACAGGTGGTGTATAAGTAAATACACCTGTTGAACTATTGTAAGCAATAGCACCATTACCACTTGCCGATCCTTCTGATCCTATGCTTAATGATCCTCTGGCTCTTGCATTAGTAAAATATAAGTTGCTTGAACCCTCACCAATATCATCGCTATCAAAAGTATGTGATCCACCTAATGATATAGCTTGAGAATTTATAGTTACGCTTGAATTTGCAAGTTTACTATTTGCTATAGAGCCTGCAAGCATAGCGTTTGTAACGCCACTTGCTTTAACTCTTAATGAATCTGAATTTATTTCTATGGAAGAATCATCAACACTTACTGCTAAAGTTACATCTCCTGAAGTTCCGCCACCTGTAAGACCATCACCTGCAACAACGCTTGTTATATCAGCAGAATTTGTGTTTGCAATTGTTAATGTGCCTGCTGCATCATCGTAAGTAAGACTGATACCACTCCCTGCTGTAAGTAAAGAATTTACCTGATCATCTACTCTTTCATTAGTAAAATATTTATTGCTTGATCCCTCACTAACAGAATCGGTATTGAATGATATGTTCGCTGTGCCATCAAAACTTACGCCATTGATTGTTCTTGCAGTAGCTAACGCTGTTGTTGTAGCACTATTGCCTGTAATATCACCTGTAAAGCTATTTGAGGCCGTAATACTAATACCTGTTGTTATCCAAGCATTATTTGCCGAATTTCTTAATTTTAATACATTATTAGCTGTATCAACCCAAAGCTGATAGGCGTAAGTTGTGCTTGGAGATGTAGCATTGCTGTTATTTGAAACAATAGCTAAAAGAGCATTATTTAAGTCTGCTCTAAATTCGCTTCCGATTTGGTTAGCTATATTATAATCATGTGTTGCCATATTCTTTCCTCTTATCTATTGTAGTTTATATCTATACTGTTTGAAATATAAACTCATGCATTAACCTCATCAATACCGAATATTTGCCAAGTAAAGTAAATATTTAGATCATCTAGGGTTACAGTTTTTTTATACCAATCTATTATTTGTTGCTCTGTAATGTCTTTCACTAATATAAAATCAGGTGGTAAATCATTATCTCGCAAGCTATAAACACCTTCTAATTGTGAATACATTTTTTCAGTGTGTGTTTTTTCGTTATCTAAGACATCAACACCTGTTACTTCAACACAAACTTCTCTAACTATTTGTGTATCATCATCAATACTTTTTGGCATTGTTTTCATGCTGTTGTACTTATAGCTAAAATCAAAATTATGTATTGGCATCAAATCTCCGAGAATCTATAAAAACCATATTGAACATTACTTAATTGCTTATTGTTACCATCGCCTTGAGCTAGGACATATAACCTTAATGTTCTGCTTGTATTGCTTACTTTTCTGACAATAAAATCTTTTTGCACCATTTCATTAGTGCTATCAAATCTATCAATTGCTGAAAAGAACTGTGTTTGCCCAGAGTGATATTGAGCAGAGCCTTCATCTGCTGTAGGTATTGTAGGCGTTGATCCATCACTATAAGCAAAATCATCTCTTAGTTCAAAGCTTGATCCTGTGCCATAAGTACCATCACCTGCAACAATGGATAATGTTTTTACCTCACCATTACCACCAAAAACTCTACAATAAATATGATAAATACCTGTTGCTGTACCCAAATCTGCAACTTTTTTAAGTCGCATAGTATTATTTTGAAATGATCCTATAGTTGAACCTGAAACAGTAGCAGCAGTAAAATCTAGAGCTAAGTCTGTAACATTTAATCTATCAGCAGTAATTGTGCCTGCTTGTATATCACCTGCTTTTATTGGTTCATCTGAAACAGTAAAAGTTAAATCAGTTGATTCTGATTCTGCTCCAATTGTATTGATTGTAGTTACAGAAGCTACATAGTTTGATGCTGTTTTAATAAAGTTGAGATCAATTTTATTATCACTAACAATTCTGTTATGCACCTCATTACCGCTTGAATCAACTATTGAAACTCTAAATTCTTTTGATGGATAATCTGTAGGATTTGTCCAAGATAAAAATGGTCTGCCTATTGAACTTGCGTTGGTATCTGTAAACGCCAAAGATGTAACTTTAGATGTTTCTGTGCCTGTTGGCAATCTTGTTTCATCACCTACATTTTCTGTTGGTGGACTTGCATCCCAAGAATAAATGTCAAGATATTCAAGCATTTGTATATTTACCAAGCCATTTTCCAATAGATTTACAGCTTCAATCCTATATAAAGCACTTGATAGGTTATATGGTGAATAGGTAATATCAACAACATCTCCTGCTGTAAGATTTAGCAATCTAGGAGTGCCAACAAAAGATATTGTTTTTTGATTTCTACTTCTATTTAAAATAGTTTTTCCCATATTAAAAGCAATATATGGATTTGTTATGAAGGCAAATTCAGCAGTAGTTTCTAATTCTTCACCACCATCATCATTTTTAAAAGTGCTTGCGTTGTCATTATGAAAAGCAGTTTTAGTATCAGCTTCAAATTTCTTTTGTGCATTAAAAAATTGAACAACAACTTTATTAAGTTTTTCTGCTTTATCCTCATATTTTATTTTTATGCCATCGTTAATAATATGATCTTCTGTGATACTAAAACTAGATGATCCTGTATCTTCTAAAAGAATAGAATATTTACCACCTACATAATTTAAAAAACCTCTTACATTTGAAAGCAATTCTCTTGTGTTTTCTAAAACAGTTTCATTGGTGTCTACAATACCATTACACTCAAATCTAGTAACTTCTGCTAAAACTGTACCTGTTTCATCTTCATACATAAATTTAGCAGTAACGCTGCCCCCACCATTGCCTGTATCAGAAGAGTTTGCTGTTGCAGTTGTGCCATCTAAGTTTGTGGCTTCAAAGGTGAATGTATTTGCATCTGCAACTGTTGTTATTGTGTATAGTTTATTTAGAACAACATCTGTAATATTGCCACCCAAACTTGTTGCACCTGCAAATAGAACTCTATCATTAACACTTGCTCCATGACTTGTACAAGTTGCAGTAATCGTTGCATCTCCATTTGTTGCTGAAAATGTTACGCTTTTACTAATTTTTTCATCTGGCGTATCGTCAATGTAAATCCTATAACTTGTTGAACCAGAATGAGGAGTGTTACGTTGTACATCTAATATATTTGCCCTATTTAGTATTGTTGTACCACCGCTATCTTTTACAGATATTTTTTCATTACCCTTTAGTTTTCCCCATGTGGTTTCATCAACATCTATAAAATTATCACCATTTAATGCTGTATATGTTGCAGCAGAATAAGAGCCTGCATAATCAGGTACATTAACAATTGTATCTGCGGTATTTGCTGCTGTTTGAAATGATTGTAAATCAATTAAAGAATCTCCTAGACCTTTACCATGATCTTGATGTATATAATCGAGTAAAGGCAAAACAGCATTATTTGACCACTCATAAGTAGTTGTATCATCAATTCTATGTGAACCTGATCCACCAGATATAGAACCATCTTTTCTTGGGTCGTATAGTTTTCTTCCTTTGACAACTACTGTAAGTTCAGGCGTGGATGTAAACATTCCTTTACTATCATATTCAAAAGATGCAGCTATATAGGCAATACCTCTAAGCCTGTGATTGCTTGTCCATTTAGTTTGTGATGCTACAAGCATAGGATCAGCAGTCTGATCATCTGCTCCATGATGAGCATTGAATACCATTCTATATCTTTTTGTAGGATCATCACCACTTCTTCCATTGTTAGCACCAACTTGAACATCACCTATTTGACTTGCTGTGTTTAATGATCCTGCTCCACTACTGATTTTGTCTGATCCTGTGTAATAGCCATCTCTAAAAACACTTGTATCAGAAATAGGCGTGCCATTAATTTCAATTGTATCTAGCTCTATTGAATCTATCTCGCCCAAACACAAACCATAAACAACAAACAATTCCCTAGAATTACCTGCGTCTGTGTCCATATAAAGTAAGGTTGCACCAACTCTTCTTCTTCCATAAATTACAGGAATCTTACCGCCATCTGCAATTTTTGTAGCTAAAATATCTTGACCTTTATCTTTAAGCTTTTTTATTGTTCTAAAATTTTTTACACCTGTAATTACTGTAATGATTAATCCTATAGTGTTCAAAATAGTTAAAATACCCACTTAACTTCCCCACCTAATGTTTTCTTTTGTTATATGTGCAAACTCAAGACCTTTATCGGATGTAAAGGCTAATTGTTGAGATTCGTCTGTAAAGTGCCTTCCTTTTTTTAAGTTCCAATTTGACCAATGATTTGAACAAGTTAAAATAATTTTTGATTCGCTTTTTGATTCGCTTACTTCTACATTTTTAATGTTTCCTGAAAAGTATGTTAATGCATCGATAAAAGTATCATTGCTATCAAAGAAACCAAGATAAATGTTTACAGCATTATCTATATAATTTTCATCATCAAAAACAGATATTAGTGTTGAGTTTATATTAGATAATTCTATTGATGTTTCTTCTACTTTGAGTTCTCCTGTTTCTGGTGTTGTGCTTACTGATATTATTTCACCAGAAGATGTATAAGTATTCGAATCGTAAGTTACATCAAACTGATTATCAGTTAATCTAAAAACTGTAGATGTATTAATTTCTAGCAAGAAGCAAAATGTATTAGTAGGATTTGCTAGTTGCGTAAGTAGTGATGAGCTTAAATTCCTTGACATTATTCAATGCACTCTCTCAATGAAAAGCTTATTGAAAATAAACCTGAAGTATTTGTTGTATACAAAATATCACTATCTAAATACACTTTGAAATTTGGTTGATCTACTGTAACTGCTTCGCTGTTTGCAAGCGTAGCTATTATGCTTGGTGATATTGTTGCAGTACCATTACCGCTTCCATCGGAATCTAAATCAGATTCAAGCATATAAACTTTATCGTGATTTGCAAACTTGATAATATCACCTGCTTTTAAAACATCTGTTGTTGAATTATCAAAGCCTGACAATGCTATTGTTGAATCTCCTACACTATGCGAGCCATTTACCACAATATCTGTTTGTGTTCTGTTAGCACCTCTGTTTGTTATTGGATATGTATAATCAAATTTATCAAAAGAGTTTTGCTGTTTTTTAAGAAAAGCAAAAACATCCATCGCATCATCCTTTGATAAAGGTGGTAATGTAATATCCAAAGTAAAAAATTGTGATCCATATTTCCTAGTAACTCTTTTACCAGATACAGATTGATTTATTAAATTAGGCCTATTATCTTGCAATGATAGACTGCTAGGTTTTATGGTTGTTGGAAAAGTACCTGACATTATGCTATCCCCATTTTACCTCTTGAGTTATAAGCTTGATTTACCATGCTTATAATCATGTTTTTTCTAGTAGCAAGCAATTCATCAAAACCTGCTGCATCTACTGTAGATATATTAAAGTTTACAGTAGCACCCATACCTTGTCCTTTAGTGTGATCAATAACTGTTTCGTTGGGATGTAGTATTGCAGGGAAGCCACCACGACCATCCACGCCACCTGCTCTAACACCCATGCCTGTATAGCCACCGCCCTCATAACCAATATTACCAAGATTCAATAATTGTTCTGGCTTTGCTGAACCTGCAAAAGCAAAAGCATCTATTGAGCTTTTTATCATACCAACCGCTTTTTGCACAATAAATAGTTGCACTAATTCAGCAACAATAGCTCTTATAATAGAAGTAGCTAGTTGTTTGAAATCTCCAAAACCATCACTTGCAATATCAAAGAAATCTGTAAATGCAGTAGTTAATTTTCCCTCAATAGTATCAGCAAAAGTTTTAACAACTTGTATTGTTTCCTTAATCTGATTTATCTGCTCCTCTCCTTCTTCATTACCATTTGCTAAAGACGCATTTAATTTATCTTGTATTTCTTTTTGCTTTATCTTTGAAGCAATCATATTTTCTATTTCTTCAATTAAAAGTTTTGTATCTTCTAATTGTTTTTTTGTAGTTCCTGCAAAAGCTTCAGTCTTATCAATAAGTATGAATTTTTTTCTTTTTTCAATTAATTCATCCCTTTTGGCTATTTGTTCATCCAATAATGTATTTAACTCATCCATGCTTTTAGTAAATAAATCAGGTTTTATAAAACCCATAGCTTCAGCAAAATTTAAAATTGCTTTTGCCGTATCTATAAAAGCTGTTTTAAGTGGTAACATTACTTGTCTTTTAAGTCGATTCATCGTGTCATTAAATGCTTCTGCTTTTCTTACAGTTTCTTCTGTTAAAACTCCTGTAGCACTTGCTGCCAACTGTTCCATTGAATCTGCTCCTGCTTTACCCATAACAGCTAGTTTTACACCTGCTCTTCCCATAAGATCAGCTAAGACTGCATTTTTTTCAAATTGACTTCCAACACCATCCAAAGCGTGCATTAACTCTACAAAAACTTCTTCAGCACCTTTTACAGAACCATCTGCGTTTTTTACTTGCACGCCTAACTTCTCTAATGTTCTGCCTGCTTCACTTGTTCTAAGTTGTGCTTGACCAACCATTTTAGTAAAGTTCTGCATCCCTTTATTAAATTCTTCAGTTGTTAATCCTGCTTGTTGCGCAGCAAATTGATACCTCTGCAAAAATTCTACATTGACACCAATAGAATCTGCAACTTTCCCAATAGTATCAGCTACTTGCAAGGCTTCATTACCAAATTGAACAATTTGTCTTACAGCAAAAGCACCTGCAAAAGCACCTGCAAGTTTCTTTACAGCACTTGTAGTCGTGTTTACATTTTTATTTACTTTTTTAAAAGCTCCGCCTGTGTTATCGGTGGCTTTTATTTTCATTCTGTAATCAACTGCCATTTTTGATTTGCCTTCCTTTTTCTTTTAAATAAGCAAGCCATCCATAAAATTCTGATAAGGACATCTTTTGCTCTAATTCATTTAGAGTTATATGTAGCATTTCTGCTAAATAATATTTTGCAAATAATTCCTCATCATCTCTTACTTTTTTGCTTGCACTTCTATACTTTGTACTGACATTATTTCAGTAGCTATTTTTGTTACAACTTTTTGATCAACATTATTCATAAGATCATGCTTATCATTAAGATCAAACATTTTATTTCCTTCTGCATCGAGACATTTGTGAATTAAGCAATAAGCCATTAACGCTACATCGTCATTTTTTGCGTATTTTTGCAATTTTGACATTTCTCCAAGTGTCAATGGCTTTGCATATACTTTAAACACTTCATTTTCGTCTGACCATTCAGGAACTTCGATGCATTTTATTTCTAATGAATCAAAATGCTCTTTGGCTTTATCTATAACTGACATTAATAAGTGCCTGTTGTTAAGCCACCTGTTCCTTGAACAGTAATAGTAGATTCTACTAAACCATCAAAAGAAGATGATACAGATTTACCTGTAACAATTGCTGTGCCTGTAAGCTTCACATCGCCACTTGATGTTCCTTCAGGAGCAAAATTAAGTGTTACGGATGAACCTACAGATAAAGCTGTTTGTCCGTTAGTATCAGTTTCATCGTATAAAACATCAACTGATCCACTAAAGTCTTTAATAGAAGTAAGTCTTTGATGAATCACCCATTGATGTATCTTCAACTACATCAATAGATTCATCAATACTAAAACTTCTTATTTCAGCAATAGCGTTAGAACCAACTTGTACAGTACCTTCTTTACCTAAGTGAGTTGCCATAGTTATTCCTCGTTTTTAGTTTTAGAAGAAGATTTAACTTTATCTTTCGATGGGATTGCTTCTTCTTTCCAACCCTTACTCAATAAATACTCAACACTATCAGGGTGAGCGTCTATAGAACTTTTACCATTTGGACTAATTAATTTCATAATTTTCCCTCTTTAAACTGCTACATCAGGATTGGTTTCCTGAACGTAGTATTTTGTTAAAAATGTAAGCGAAACAAAACCCATTGGTTGTTCGCCTTCTGCATTAAACTCTATTTCTGTAGATTCTAAAAAAGTGTCTTTTGCAAGACCGCCTAATGTAGTATCAGCAGCAATAGCTTCTTCAACTTCTTTGCATATTGTATCAATAGTATCATCAAAATTAGAAGTTCCTTTTGCATACCCTTCTACAACCACGCTTAAATCTCTTTGCATAACTCTATCAGTATGCATAACTAATGGTTCGGATGTTTCTGATTTTGTGTAAATTACTAACGCAGGCAAAGTATCTAAAGGATATACCCTAGATTCATGCACTCTTGTTCCTGTTGTTGTTAAATTATTAAGATTAGTTCCAAAGTATTCTCTAATCTGTTGTCTTACATGATTAGCCATTACACCTCCTCAAGAATTAGAGATGAAAAACCTGTGCGATCTTTTTGCACATTAACAATAGTGTAGTTTTGAGCAGCTTTTAGAGTATTGCCATCAACATCTTTTATAGCTTCTACATTTAATAAATCACCAAAAGATGCATTTGGCACATCAACACTTCTTGCATAAGCAATTGGTTTCAATGCTTCTAACCCAATACCCTCGTCTTGCAATATAAATTCATTGTTTAAAATAACACTTATAGATGAAGCAGTACCGCTTCTTGTATAGGTTGCGCCTATACCATGGCCATAATCTTTATCTAAATAATTAAGCATATCTGCTTCTGTTTCTAATCTAAATTGGCTCATTGTTTCTGTAACACCAATGAAACCAAGCCTGTATTATCAGGCTCAACTGTTTTTACTAAAAATGTAGTTGCTGCAACAAGTGTATTACCCTGATCTGTTGTTATAGCATCTACTCTTAATTCATCGTCTTGCGATATAAATGGAACGTCTGTAGCTTTGACTACTGCTCTTGGTTCAAAACCATCTACATCAACTGTACCACCACCGATACCAAAATATTCCTGATCTATAATTAAATTGATAACGCTTGTATTACCATCATCAATAAAACTCATGGTATCTATCAATGGAAAATCATCAAAGAAGTTCTGCTGTTTTTCAATAAAAGTACCTGTAACACCATGACCTGTTGTGGTTTCTACATAGCTTGAAAAATCAGCAGCACTCTCTAATGGCATTATTTTTTACTTCTTTTCTTAGGTTTAGGAGTTTCAGATTTTTCTAATCCTACGCTTCTATTAGTTTCTTTTTTTGGCTTGCCTTTGTATTCTTCAGCTTTGCCATAACCAACCAATGATCTTCCTTCATCAACAGGAAGCTCAACCACATCACCTGCTTTTACTTTTTCTTTATTAGCAACTGTGTCGCTTAGTATTAAATATTTCATATACCCACCTTTTCTAAGTTGGGTGGCAATTAAGCCACCCATTTTGTTAGTTGTTAAAACCACTCAATTATGAAGCAGCACAGAAGCTAACGGCGTGACGTACCGCCACATCGACGCTCTGGAGGGCAACTATTCTCACTGTACCTGAACTTGAAGATGTATAAGGATCAACAACAATGTCTAATCCACCAAACATTCCAATAAGTAAGTCATTGAAGTTACCAAACACATAATTGTTTGCAGTTAACTGTGGAGATACAACTGCTCTGTAGCCATTGATCTCGTCATTAACAGCAACAAATTGTGCTGTGTTACTTGCTTTTTCAGTAGTTTTTAATGTGCCATAGTTAGTTGGATGCACAAT